CATCATCGTGGGGCTGACCTTCCCCGAGGAGCCGGCCGAGAAGCCGGCGGAGGCCAGCCAGGAGCAGGTTCCCGAGCCGGAGCCCGAGCCGGCGGCGGAGCCCGAGGAGCCGGCCGAGAAGCCGGCCCGCAAGCCGCGCAAGAAGCCCGCGGCCAAGGCAGCGGAGGCGGAGTAGCCATGCTGCCGGAGGTCGAGAGTGCCGACTACCACGGCGCGAACACGTGGGACGACGTGCGCCCGCACCTGGGCGCCGCCGTGGCCGCCGTGCGCGAGGTGATCGGCTTCAACGAGCCGGAGGGCGAGGCGCAGGTGGAGGCGTACAAGGCCGCCGTCTGCGCGGCGCTGGACGTCGACGCGGCGTACGGCTTCTCCGGCGGCATCGAGGCGTCCGGCTCCGTCCGCCTGGGCTCGCTCACCATCGAGCAGGGGCAGGGCGGCGGCTACGACGCCGCGATGGACCGGGCGGTGCGCCGCGCGCTGTCCGGCTCCGGCCTCCTGTACCAGGGTCTGGGGTGATCGGCATGGTGCCCATACCCAAGCGCCTGCTGCCCAGCCGCGCCGAGGTGCGCGTGCCCGAGGAGGAGGACGGCCGCCAGGGCTTCTCCGACAAGAGGCTCCTGCTGGGCGTGCGCTACGAGCAGAGGGCGTCCGTGCGCGCCACGGACTACCAGCTGCAGGACGCCACGACCGGCCTGCTGTTCATCGACGCCGTGAACACGGCGGGGGCCATGGAGCTGCCGGCCGGCAGCCTCGTCTCCGTCGACGGCGCCACCGAGTGCTGCGTCGCGTCGTGCACCCGCTACGTCGACGAGCGCGGCCACGTGCACCACTGGGAGGTCGAGCTGAAGTGAGCATCGCCGTGGACGTCGTCACCGCCGGCATCGACCTGGCGACCGCGCCGGCCGAGTGCAAGAGGCGCCAGGTGCTGTACGCGCGCCGCTGCGCGTTCACCATGCGCAAGTACGTGCCGGTGCTGGAGACCCCGCTGCGCTCCAGCGAGCCGGTCAACTCCGACTACGGCGCGGGCATCCTCACGTGGAACACGCCCTACGCGGCGCGGCAGTACTACGAGCCGATGAACCACACCGACCCGGCGACGACCGACCACTGGGACGAGAAGTGCCAGCGCGAGGACGGCGACGACCTGCGCGAGTTCGCGCGGCGCCTGTACATGGACTACTAGGAGGCACGCACATGGAAGAGAACGGCACGCTGGACCTCGTGGACGTGGTGAGGGACCGCCTGGAGGCGGCCGGCGTCCGCGACGTGTTCACCTACCTGCCCGACACCCGGCGCCACGCCGAGTTCTGCGCCATCCGCACGGGCGTGCCCGGCGGCGAGGACGGCTACTTCGACCTCGCCTTCGACACGGCCGTGCGCCTGAGCCTGTTCTTCGCGCGCCGCGTCGAGCTGGACGCCATGGCGGACGCGCTCCTGGCGGAGCGCACGCTGCGGACCGTGCCGCTCGACAGCGCCAACGACAGCTACCGCATGATACGCATCGAGACAGTGAAGCCGCGCCCGGTCCAGTGGGACGAGAGCGGCCGCAACGTGTGGGTGGTCGAGGCCACCGCGCACATCGAGATCAAGGAGTTTTAGAAGATGGATATCGGTTTCGCGCTGAACTACCAGCACGTGGTCGAGGTCGACACCACCCCGGACGGCGACAAGCGCCACTGGGCATGGGTCGGACCCGGCATCTCCAACATCGGCAAGGACAACAGCGAGAGCACGAGCGAGGACGCCTACTACAACGGCGGCGGCAACACCAAGACCGACGTCACCGGCGTGAGCGCCAAGTACAGCGTCGAGGGCCACCGCCTGATCGGTGACCCGTTCCAGGACTACGTGGCCTCCATCGAGGACGGCATCGGCGCCGAGCGCGAGACGACCTACCGCGTCACCGACCCGACCGGCAAGTGCATCGAGGCGCCCTGTACCGTCCTAGACATCGCGGCCAACGGCCCCAACGGCGCCGCCAACGAGAAGACGAGCTTCAAGTGCTCGCTGTCCCGCTCCGGCGTGGCCACCGTCGTGACCCCCGCCGCCGGCACCCTGCTGCCCGAGTCCGTCAACGTGGCGCAGGAGGTGACCGTGGCCGTCAACAAGTCCGCGACCGCCGTGAAGCCGTCCGTGCTGCCCGAGGGCGCGTCCACGCGCTGCCTGTTCGCCATCGAGGACACCTCCATCGCCCGCGTGGGCACGGACGGCACCGTGACCGGCATCAAGGCCGGCAAGACCCGCCTGGCCGTCAAGTGCGCGGCCAAGCCGTCCGTCTCCACCGTCGTGGAGGTGACCGTCACCGCGTAGCGCGGGGCGACAGCCGGGGGAACATCTGCCGAGGAGGCCGGGGCTACGCGCTGCAGCCCCGGCCTCCTTTCTCTTTGAACGCAGCGCACGATGGGAAGGCAGCGCAACCATGAAGACACTGAAGGTAAGGAAGTCGTTCGAGCGCTTCGAGGTCGAGGTCGGCGACGAGACGGTGGAGTGCACCATCGACTGCACCGACGGCACCGTCAACGCTTTGGCGGCCAAGTGCATCAAGGCGCGCCAGCAGGCGCTCGCGCTCGACACGCTGAAGGAGAAGACGTTCGACCGCAAGAAGCTGAACAAGCTGTCCGAGGACATGGCCGCCGTCATCGGCCCCATCATCGTCGAGGGCATCGGCGAGGAGTCCTACGACGCCATCCTCACGGCGTGCGGCGACGGCGTGAAGCTGAAGCCGGCGCAGTGCAACCTCGTCATGGTCCAGGTATTCGCCACCGTGTGCCAGGCGATCTTCGACCGCCTGAACGACGTGAAGCAGAGCAAGGCAGCGCACTACCTACAGGACGTGGTGGCAGATGCGCAGAAGCCTGACGACGAGAAGCGGGACCGTTAACGGACGGTTCTGCACAACTTACGAATACGAGGGGGCGGAGTACGACGTGTGCGACTCCGCCCTCAACGCCATGCTGGTGAACGAGCTGTTCGCCGACACCGAGCTGAGCGAGGAGGACAAGCAGCAGCTGCTCCCCGCCATGCTGTTCGCCGACCTGCCCGCCGCCATCGAGACGGCCGGGCGCGAGGGCTTCTGGGACATGGTGGACGCCGTGCTGTGGGACGCCATGGGCGTGGACCTGTACGGCACGAGGGGCGCCGCCGGTGCCGAGGAGCCCGTGTTCGACTGGGACGAGGACGCCGGGCGCATCCGCGCCTCGCTGCTGCAGGCGTACGGCCTCGACTGGGACGCCGTGGCCGGCTCCATGAGCTACGGCGCATTCCTCGACCTCGTGGCCGGCCTCATGGAGTCCGGCGAGACGCCGCTGCAGCAGGCGATCTACTACCGCACGGCCAAGTGCCCGAAGGAAACTAAAGACAACAGGGAATACGTGGAGGCGTTCCGCGCCCGCGCGGCGCACTTCGCGCTGCACGCCGACCGCACCGAGGCCGGCCGCATGGACGCGGCCAACGGCGCCATGGCGTCCGCCTTCGCCGCCGAGTTCGCCGCAGCGGAGCGGGCGGTGAGGGCCGATGGGTAGCGCATCCAACGCCGTCTCCGTCCTCGCGCGCCTGGACGACCAGGGCGTGGTCTCCGGCCTGAAGAAGATCAAGGTCTCCATGGAGGAGATCAAGGGCAAGGACGGCAAGCTCAACTGGGAGGGCCTGAAGAAGGGCGGCTCCGCCACCAAGGCGCTCGGCGAGGGCATCACCGAGCTGGGCAGCTCCATGACGCTGGGGCTCACCGTGCCCATCGTTGCGGCGGGCGGCGCGGCCACCTCCGTGGCGGCCAACTTCGACGACGCCATGAGCCAGGTGCAGGGCGCGCTGGGCGGCGCATCCGCCGACATGGACGGCCTGCGCAACCTCGCGCTGCAGCTCGGCGCCGACACCGTGTTCAGCGCCACCGAGTCCGCGCAGGCCATGGTGGAGCTGGCCAAGGGCGGCCTGACCGAGGCCCAGATCAAGGGCGGCGCGCTCGCGGCGTCCATGGACCTCGCCGCCGCCGGCCAGCTCAACCTCGCCGACGCCGCGGCCACCACGGTGCAGATGATGGGCAGCTTCGGCCTGGGCGCCGGCGACGCCACCCGCATCGCCAACGCGCTCGCCGGCGCCGCCAACGCCTCCTCCGCCGACGTCTCGGACCTCACGCAGGCCATGAGCCAGTGCAGCGCGCAGGCGGCGCTGGCGGGCTGGAGCCTGGAGGACACGGCCGCAGCGCTGGCCCTGTTCGCCGACCACGGCGTGAAGGGCTCCGACGCGGGCACCAGCCTGAAGACGATGCTGCAGCGCCTCGCCGCGCCCACCGACCAGGCCGCCGAGGCCATCGCCGCCTACGGCCTGAACATCCGAGACTCCAACGGCAAGATGAAGGACATATCCGGCATCGCCGACGAGCTGACCGGCAAGCTGGGCAGCCTGAGCGACGCCGAGCGCGACGCCGCGCTCCAGACCATCTTCGGCTCCGACGCCTCGCGCGCCGCCGCCATCCTGATGCAGTCCGGCAGCGAGGGGCTGGCCAAGTACATCGCCGCGACCAACGACGCCACCGCCGCCGAGACCATGGCTAACGCCCAGAAGGGCGAGCTGTCCTGGGCGCTGGAGAACATGGGCGGCGCCGTCGAGTCCGCGGCCATCGCTTTCGGCACCGCGCTGGCCCCCGCCATCACCGCCGTGGCCGGCGTGATAGGCAACGTCGCCGAGGCGTTCGCATCGCTGCCGGCGGGCGTGCAGACCGGCATCGCCGTGGTGCTCGCGCTCGTGGCCGCGCTGGGCCCGCTGCTGATGGTGATCGGCTCCGTCGTGGCGGCGCTGCCGGCCATCTCCGAGGGCTTCGCCGTGCTGGGCGGCGCGCTGGCCATCCCGCTGGCGCCGGCCGCCGCCGTGGTGGCCGCCATAGCCGCCATAGCCGCGGCCATCTACGCCGCGTGGACCACGTCCGAGACGTTCCGCGCCGCCGTGATGGCAGGCGTGGACGCCATCAGCTCCAAGGTGCAGGAGATATGCGCGTTCCTCGCGCCGTACGTGCAGGCGCTCCTCGACCAGATCGTCTCGACCGTGCAGGTGGCCATGGACACGCTGGGCCCGATTATCGGCGCCGCGCTGACCGTCATCGTCGATATCGTCGTGCCCATCCTGACTACACTCATGGATTCCGTCGGCGTATTCTTCGCCAACATCCTGGCGACCGCGACCAACATCATGCAGGCCATCTCCATGGTCATCTCGGGCGCCTGGACGCTGATCCAGGGCATCTTCCAGACCGTGCTGGGCGTAATCCTCGCCGTGACCACCGGCGACTTCACGATGCTGCAGCAGGGCGTGTCGAACATCCTCAACGGCCTGACGAGTATCGTGAGCGGCATCCTGCAGGGCATCGCCAGCATGTTCACGGGTGCCTGGAACAACATCAAGATAACCGTAACCGGCGCGTGCAACGCCGTCTCCGGCGCCATCTCCGGCGCGTTCAACGGCATCAAGTCCATTATCGACAGCACGATGAACGGCGCGAAGAGCACTGTGTCCGGCGCGCTCAGCGCCATCAGCGGCTTCTTCGCAGGACTCCACCTGCAGTTCCCGCACATCAACCTGCCGCACTTCTCCATCAGCGGAGACTTCAGCCTCGTGCCGCCGAGCGTTCCGTCCATCTCGGTGAGCTGGTACCGCACCGGCGCCATCGCCATGGGCGCCAGCGTCGTCGGCATCGGCGAGGCAGGCCCCGAGGCCGTCGTGCCGCTGTCCGGCCGCGAGATGGACCCGTACGCGGACGCCGTGGCCCGCCGCCTGGCGGCGCGCGGGGCGGATGCCGGGGCCGGCGGCACGACCGTCTACAACATAGGCGACGTCACGCTGAACATGGAGCAGCTGCGCGACCTGGCGACGCTGGAGGACTTCGTGGACCTCGTGCTGGACGCCAAGCGCGCGAACCCGACGAGAGCGAGAGGATAGAGCATGGCGAAGGGATACTTCGGAGAGAAGGCCGGCCCCGGCGCGCACATGCGGGCGTACGTGGAGTGCAAGACCACGGCGCAGGAGGAGGGGCGCGCCTACGTCCAGTACAAGCGCAGCATCCGCGTGGACGACGGCAACTTCGGCGGCACCATCGTCGACCGCAACTGGGGCGGCCAGGTGCAGCTGTACGGCCCCAACTGGTACGGCGATTCCGGCTGGATCAACTACGGATGGGTCAACTACGGCGAGCAGGCCGTCATCACGGCCACAATCTCCTACCTGAGCTGGTCCGGCGTCCACTACAACTCGTCCGTGACCGCCCGGTACAGCCCGGACGTCCCCACGTGGCTGCCCAACGCGGTGAGCCAGTGCAGCGCCGTGCTGGACGGCGGCAAGATCAAGGTCAAGTGGAGGAACAACAACACCACCACGCGCCCCTACGCCGGCATCTACGTCGACGTCTCGGTGGACGGCGGCGACTTCGCCCTCCACAAGGACGTCGGCGGCGGGGACACGGAGTGCGAGTACGCGTGCGAGCCGAACCGCGTGTACGAGTTCCGCGTGCTGCCGCACAACGCGGCGGGCAACGCCGGATCGCACACCTACACGGGCAAGGTCTGCACGCTGCCGGCCCCGCCCACGGACGTTAAGGCGGCCCGCCTGAGCGATACCGAGAACGCCGTCACGTTCGGGCACGGCTCGGACTACGACGACCTGTACCTCGCCCACGACGTGCAGCGCCAGATGGACAGCGGCGCGTGGTCCGACTTCGCCGCGGTCGAGCCCGCCGGCACGCGGTGCCCCGACCGCTCGACGAGCGCCAACCACTCGTGGCGCTACCGCGTCCGCAGCCGAAACTCGGCCGGTGCGTCCGACTGGGTGTACACGGAGACCGTCTACAACACGCCGGCAGCCCCGGGCAAGATCGCCATGGCGCGCGTCTCGAACACCCGCGTGCGCGGCACGTTCGACAACCCGGCGAACACCGCCACGTCCGCCGAGATAGAGCGCAGCCAGGACATGGAGCAGTGGACGGCAGTGCGCACCGTCGAGGGCCACGTGACGTCGTTCGAGGACGACCCCGGCGGCGGCACGTGGTACTACCGCGTCCGCAACGCCCGCGGCGAGCTGAAGAGCGCCTGGACGGCCAGCAGCGGCATCGTGACCATCTGCGCGCCGGCGGCGCCCACCGTCACCTCGCCGTCCTCCTCGCAGGTCATCCCCAAGACGCAGGCCTCCATCGCCGTCACGTGGCGCCACAACCCCATCGACGGCTCCGCGCAGACGGCTGCCCAGTGGCGCTGGAGCACCGACGGCAAGACCTGGACGACCGTCGACGTCTCCGGCGAGGCGTCGAGCGCGACGCTGGCCAACTCCTTCGCGGTCAACACCCGCCTGTCCGTGCAGGTGCGCACCAGGGGCGCCCACGCCGACTTCGGCCCGTGGTCGCCCGCCGTGGCCACCTACGTGCGCCAGGTGCCCACGCTGTCCATCGAGGAGCCGGCCGACGGCTTCACTGTCGAGACCGTGCCCGTGCACGTCCGCGTGCGCTACAGCGACCCGAGCGGCACCATGGCCGCCGGCACGCTCAACGTCTACGACGCGGCGGGCACCGCCGTCTACAGCCGCGACCTCGCCGCCGGGCTGGAGTTCGACATACCGGCCTCCGAGTGGCTGCCGGCCGACGGCGCCTCGTACCGGCTGGCCGCCACCGCCCGCTCGTCCTCGACGCTGCAGGGCTCGGCCGAGCGCTCCGTCTCGGTGCGCTACAGCCTGCCGGCGCCCGCCATCGTCGTCGCCGTGCCGGACCCGGCGACCGGCCGCGTGGCCATCACGGTGCACGCGGGCGTCGAGGACGGCGCCGCGCCCATGGAGTCGGCGAGCGTCTGGCGCAACGTCGGCGGCGTGCGCACGCTGCTGGCCGACGGCCTGCACGACGGCGCGGAGCTCACGGACGAGTACGTGCCGCTCAACACGGACTACGCCTACGAGACCGCCAGCATAGCCGCGTCCGGCGCCGTGCGCGAGACGAGGTTCCCGGGGCGCATCGACTCGGGCCACGTGTTCGTCTACTGGTCCGGCGGCATCGCCCGCGGCAGGTACAACCCAGCAGACGAGATCGCCGTCGAGCCGGAGTTCTCCACGTTTCGCCTGGCCGGCAGGCGCTACCCGGTGGGCGTGTCCTCCGACCGCGTGGCCGAGAAGCACACGGCGTCCGTGACGCTGAACAGCCGCGAGGAGGCGCTGGCGTTCTACCGCGCGGTGTGCAGCGGCGAGCGGCTGGTGATGAAGACGCTGTACGGCTTCGTCTTCCCGTTCATGGCCACGGCCAAGCTGGCGCCGTCGCTGGGCAACGCGGAGCGCCAGTGGAGCGTGAGCCTGGAGGCCACGAGGCTGGACGGTGAGGGCCTATGAGGTGGCACGGCAACCGCTACCACGAGCACTGGACGTTCCGGCGCGTCAAGTGGCCGGGGATGGAGGAGGCGGAGGACTACGGCCAGATCACCGGCGGCAAGTCCTCCGAGAGCCAGTTCAAGGAGCTGAAGGCCACCGGCTCCATCGACTACGAGGGCTCCACGGTGCCCGACGAGGACGACGCCGTGCGCGTGTACTACGGCTTCACCGACGACGCCGGCGAGAGCTGGGAGGGGCCCGTGGTGACCGGCTTTTTGGAGCTGGGCGAGACAGACCTGGACGGCTCGCTGGTGAGCGGCAGCGCCGACCTGTCCGGCATGCTCACCGTGGCGGCCTCCACCGGCCCCGGCTACCCGCTCACGCTGCCCGCCGGCACGCCCACCGTGGACACCGCCGCCGGCTTCCTGCGCGCGCTCGGCCTCGTCGTCAACGCCGCGCCGTCGTCCCACAGGCTGAGCAGCGCGCACACGTTTGAGCGCGACGAGAAGTGGCTGGGCATCGCCAACTGGCTGCTGTCCGCCGCCGACTTCGGCAGCGCGACCACCGACGCGTGGGGCGCCGTCCAGATGCAGCCCTACGTCGAGCCGACGGAGCGCGCGCCGTCGTGGACGTTCCGAGACGACGAGACCAGCGTGTTCTTCCCCTCCGTCACGGTGAGGGACAACCGCGCCGACACGCCCAACGTGGTGCGCCTGTGGTACGAGGACGACAACGTGGGGCTGTACGCCGAGGCGCGCAACGACGACCCGCGCAGCGCGGCCTCGACCGTCACGCGCCGCCGCGAGCGCCAGCTGGACGACGAGGTGACCGAGCTGTCCGGCGACACGCCCGAGAAGATGCTGGAGGCGCTGAAGGCCGCCGCGCGCAAGAGGCTGCTGGACAACTCCACCCGCATCGACTACGTGGAGGTGCACGGCCTGTTCATCCCGTCGCGCGTCGGCGAGTGCGGGCTGCTCGACTACCGCGAGGCCGGCGTCGATCGGCTGGGCGGCATCACCGCCAAGGACGTCGAGTTCGGGCTGGGCGGCGAGACCACGCACACCATGCGGCGCCTGCTGCGCCCGGACTTCAAGGTGACGACTGCTGGAGAGGTGGTGTGGAGGAATGACGCCTAGCGGAGAGCTGGCGGACAGGCTGGCCGCGGCGCTGTGGCCCGAGAGGACCGCCGCCGACTACCACACGCGCGCGCCGGTGCTGTCCGTCGATGGCCCCACGGTGACCGTGAGGCTGCGCGGCTCGACCGAGCCGACGCCGTGCAGCAAGCTGGCGTCGTGCTCGCCGAGGGCCGGCGACACGGCGCTCGTGCTGGTCATGCCCGCGGGCTGCGTCGTGCTCGGGATTATCGGATAGAGAGAGAAAGGAACGGCATGCGCGAGATTCTGACGCTGGACCTGCAGAAGTCCAGCACCCAGTTCATGCCAGTCATCGCGCTGAGGGCGCGCCGCGGCGACTCGCGGAGCCTCCAGCGCACGTTCCAGATCATGGACGACGGCGTGGCGCTGGACCTCACGGACTGCACCGTCTCGTTCATGGCTGAGAACGCCGGCGGCTTCCCCATCATGGAGGAGGTAGTCGACAAGGGGCAGGGCGGCCAGTTCACCTACCGCTTCCCAGACGCCGTGGCGGCCGTGCGCGGCTCCGTGACCATGGCCTACTTCCGCATCGTCGGCCGCGACTTCACGGGCTCCACTAACAGCCTGCGCATCGAGGTGCTGGACAACGTGGACCTGACCGACGCCGTCACCGGCGCCTACGTGCCCATGCTGGACCGCATCATCGAGCAGTCGACCGAGATGGCCGCCAACGCCGACGAGATCACCCGCCAGGCCACCGCCGCCATCAACGCCTGCACGTCCATCACGGAGTCCGCGACGACGCAGGAGCAGGCGCGCGTGGCGAAGGAGGCGGAGCGCGTGACAGCGGAGGCCGAGCGCGCCAGCAACTACAGCCAGAAGATGGCCGAGTGGGAGCGCGACGTGCTGGCGCTCACCAACGGCCTGTGCGTGAACAGCAAGGGCCAGCTTTGCGTGGCCGTGAGAGTAAAGAAGAAGGGCTAGACATGGCAGAAAACGACAGCATCGTCGAGTACCCGGTCATCACCGACGACACGGGCCGCGCCATCGCGGGCGCGCTGCAGGCGATGGCGCACGACAAGGTGGCGGCGCTGAAGACGGACTGGGACGGCCTGGCGCGCATGAGCCGCGACGGCCTGGGGCGCTACGTGCTCGGCATCGGCGACCAGATCACCTCCAAGTGGACCGACCCGGACGGCGGCACCGCCTACGACGTGGCCAACGACGTGTGCCACTTCCCGGAGGCACTGGAGCTGCAGGACGGCGAGAAGCTGCCCGGCATCATCATCGAATGGCACCACACGCTGCCGTTCGGCACGCAGTTCGACCAGAAGGAGGCCTTCTGGTACTGCGAGCAGGCGCTGGCTGCCGGCACCTACAACTTGACCATGGGCACCTCGTGGGGCACCAACGTGGTCAAGGGCAAAACCTACCAGTTCACGCTCGCCAAGGACGTGCCGAAGGGCGGCGTGCTGGCCGGCATGGAGTACGCGCCGGACCGCGACCCGGGCACGTGGCAGGTGAAGTCCTACAAGACCGTCGCCGACGCCGACCCCATCGAGACGGTGGGCATGAGCGAGGGCGCGCAGGGCACGAGCCTGGGCACCATCGGCAGCAAGCCGGACGGCAACATGAACAGCATCTACCGCTGCGCCTACGGCTACAACCGCTGGAGCCAGTCCGCGCTGCGCCAGTACCTCAACGGCAAGGGCACGAACTGGTGGAAGCCGCAGAACAAGTGGGACCGCCCGCCCGAGTACGTCGGCAAGCACGGCTTCCTGGACGGCATCCCCGCCGAGGAGCTGGCCGTCATGCGCCGCGTGAAGGTCGTCACCGGCGTGCCCCACGTCGAGGAGGGCACCGCCAACGAGCCGGTGCTGGACACCACCTACGACCTCGTGTTCCTGCCGAGCCTGGAGGAGCACTTCCTGGCGCGCAACGAGAGCGGCATGAACGGCAAGGAGGGCGAGGCCTGGGAGTACTGGGCGCGAATCGCGCAGTCCCCGACCCCGCTGGCGCTGTGGAAGACGTACCAGCAGCTGATCACCTACGCCATCAACAGCAAGACCAGCCCGCAGTACGTGTTCCTTCGTTCCGCTTATCGCTACGGCGGCCACGACGTGTTTTACGTGGGCGCGTCCGGCTACGTCTACAACGCGAGCGCGCAGGGCGCGAATCGCTGCGCTCCCGCCCGCGCCATCTAATCATCAATAACCATCCGGGGCGGGCCACCGCCCGCCCCGCTACCGATAGGAGACCGCCTTGTCAGTGCCCAAGAGGCTGAGGAAGAAGTGTAAGCTGAAGGTGTTCCTGGACGCCTGCGACCTCGTCGAGCACACGCTCGAGATCACGGCGAACCCCAAGGTGTTCAAACCCGAGCAGTCCGCCGTGACCGACAAGGTAAAGTCCGCCGTGTTCGACATAGCGCGCTTCATCTGGTGTGCCAACGACATCAAAGTGCGCGACGCGGCGCTGTACGCGGAGCGCCGCAGGCTGCAGGACATGGCCATGACGTGCTGCCGGGAATTGCTGTTCCTCATCAACCTTTCATGGGACGTCATGCACCTGGCCGAGGGCAAGGCTGTATACTGGATAGGCCAGGCGGTCGACCTCAGAGAGGAGATCGCCGCATGGAGGGCATCCGATGCCAAGAGATACGGGCATCTGAGATAGCTGGGGCCGTGGCTGAACAGAACGTGTTCCTTCGTTCCGCTAATCGCAACAACGGCAACAACGTGTTTTACGTGAACGCGTCCGGCAACGTCAACAACACGAACGCGCAGAACGCGAATCGCTGCGCTCCCGACCACTCCGGTGGAGGCCCATTAAAAGCCTGCGGTGCAGCCGCGGAGCAGGCAGAAGCCGGCGCGGGGAGCCGCGACCCCGAGCCCGAGAGGGCCGACCAATGCCGGGGCGACGCCGACGCGGCTGGAACGCGATCGGCTGCAGTGCGCCCCGGACCCCACCCACAACTGGAACCCGGCGAGCTGAACGGCGTCGTCGGGTTCCTCGCTTTAATGGAGAGCGCCAGGAAGTGCCGCCGCGGCGTCATGTGGAAGGACAGCGTGGCGAGCTACATGCTCAACCTGCCCGAGCGCACGCTGGCCATGAGCCGCAAGCTGCAGGACGGCACGTTCAAGTGCGGCAAGACGCGCGAGTTCGACATAACGAGGCCGAAGCGCCGCACCATCGTGAGCGTTGGCTTCGCCGACCGCGTGTTCCAGCGCAGCCTCAACGACAACAGCATCTACCCGCGCATGGTGCGCGGCTTCATCAAGGACAACGCGGCGTGCCAGGAGGACAAGGGCACCGACTACGCCCGCGAGAGGCTGAAGGAGTTCATGCGGCGCCACTACCGCAGGCACGGGCCGAACGGCTGGGTGTGCCAGATGGACGTGGCCGGCTACTACCCGAACATGCGCCACGAAGTGGCCGAGGACGCGTTCTCGCGCAAACTGCCGCCCGAGATCATGGCCATGGCCAGGGCCGTCATGCGCAACCAGTACCCGGGCGAGGTCGGGTACAACCCGGGCAGCCAGATGATACAGATCGCCGGCATCAGCGTGCTGGACCCGCTGGACCACATGGCCAAGGACCAGATGGGCATCAGGAACTACATCAGGTACATGGACGACGCCGTGGCCATACTGCCGACGCGCGAGGAGGCCGAGCGCGCCATGGCGGCCTTCGGCGACACGCTGCATACCCTAGGCTTCGAGCTGAACCCCAAGAAGTCGCGCGTGTACCCGCTGCGCAACGGCATCGAGTTCCTGGGCTTCGACTTCAACCTGACCGACACGGGGAAGGCCCTCATGTTCGTCAAGCCGTCGAACGTCAAGGACATGCGCCGCCGCATAGCGAAGATGGCGCGGCTGAACCGCAACGGCCGCATCATGCGCGCAGACGTCGACGAGAGCTACCAGGGCTGGCGCGACCACGCTTCCAAGGGTGACAGCTTCGGGCTGATCAGGCGCTCCGACGCCTGGTACAAGGGACTATGGAAGGAGTAGCCGATGCTGAACATCAAGAAGGCCCCGGACGACCTGGCCGCCGCGCGCGAGCAGGAGAACCTGGCCAGCCGCATCGAGCGCCAGGAGGCGCTGACCGAGCTGGTGGCCGCCTGCGCTGACGTGGAGCTGCCGATCGACGACGAGGACGAGACCGCACCCGGGGAGGTGGAGTAGATGGCCGTGAAGCTGAGCAAGTTCGCGCAGCGCGTGCAGAAGTGGTACCTGAAGGGCTTCTACAACGACGAGAGCCTGGAGCAGCTGCTGGCTGCCGGCAAGATCACCAAGCGAGAGCGCGACGCCATCATCGCGTCCAAGGAGGAGTAGGCCGTGGAGATACTGAGCCTGTTCGCGCCTTATGGGCCCGGCTGGCTCGGCTGCGCGCTGCTCGGCCTCATAGCGTTCTATTTCGGCCGCCAGTTCTTAGGGGAATACAAACGGCAGAACGAGCGCAAGGCCAGCCTCGACATAAAGCGCGAGGAGCGGAAGCAGGCCGAGGTGGACGAGCGCGCGCAGCGCGACCGCGAGCGCAGCCAGATGGAGGGGCGTATCGCCGCGCAGATGGAGCGAAGCAATACGCTCATCGAGGGCATGAAGACGCTCATGGAGTCCGTGGTGACCTCCAACGAGGTGCTGCACGCGGACCTCGCGCACAGCCAGGCGCGCAGCCAGGGCATGGCGGCCAAGGTGGACCACATCTGCGACCGCGTGGACCTGCTGTACGACAAGGAGAACAACAACTAGGAATGGAGAACGTTGTGAATGAGATGCAGGCGGGGCTCACGGTGCTGACCGTCCTCGTGGTGCCCTACATCGTGCAGGCGATCAAGTCCAAGGCGATGGGCGGCAACACCGCCCGATGGCTCGCCATCGCCGTCTCGGCGCTGTGCGGCGCCCTCACCGCGATGGCCGGGGGCATGCCGACCGACGCGTCGGCGTGGGTTACCTCGATCTTCGCGTGCGTCGGCGGTGTGCAGGTGGCCTACGCCTCCTTCAAGGCCGTCGGCGTGACCGACAAGTGGCTGGACGCCCTCCTGGAGCTCGGCGATATTAAGGAGGAGTAGCCATGGCCATAACGCAACGCGAGGCGTTCGCGCAGGTCATGGAGCACCTCGTCACCCATGACGGCGGCTCCGGTCATGGATACTCGCAATACAATCGCATGGGCGACGGTACCACGGAGACCGTCACGCTGTCCGACGGCACCACCGTGACCGTCGCGGGCGGCGACCGTGACTGCAGCTCGGCGGTGATCACCGCACTGCGCGCCGTCGGCGTCAACACCCACGGCGCCAGCTACACCGGCAATATGCGCGCCGAGCTGCTGAAGACCGGACTGTTCGGGTGGCGCAAGATGGGCGTCAAGTCCGCGCAGCGCGGCGACGTCTACCTGAACGAGCGGTGCCACACGGCCGTGTGCGTCTCGCCCTACGGCTCCGCCCGCGGCGACCTGCTGGCGCAGTTCAGCATCAGCGAGAAGGGCACCATCACCGGCACCAAGGGCGACCAGACGGGGCGCGAGTCCAACATCAAGCCGTACTACAGCTACCCGTGGGACGGCACGCTGTACTGGCTGAACGACGGCAAGACGCTATCCGGATCGAACACGGAGGTGGCCGACCACACCGACCCCGACCTCGGCGACGTCCGCTACTGGGGCCCGAAGTTCGCCCGCGCTATCCAGAGGCAGCTAGGCACGACCGCGGACGGCGTGGTCTCCGGCCAGTGGCTCGCCAACAAGACCCACTTCTGGGCGACCGACGGCGGCGTGGAGTGGGCGAAGACGGGCAAGGGCGTCGGCTCGGACATGGTGCTGGCGCTGCAGAAGAAGGTGGGCTGCAAGGTCTACCCCGAGTTCTGCGGCGTGCAGGCACGCCAGATGAACAGCGGTACCATCATTAGGCACCAGCAATGGCTGATCGCCCACGGTATTTCGTGCGGCCCAGACGGGGCCGACGGCTACCACGGCACCAACACAAACAAGGCAATCGCCGAGGCGATCAGGCGCGGGCTGTACAGGTCCTAGCGCGCGAGGCGCGGTGACTCCCCCACGACGGCGAAACCGCAGGGCAGGGCGTACATGGAGGTGTTCGCCGTAAGTCTCCGCAGCCCAGCCATTAAAACTGAGCTCCCTGAGCCCGTAACGGCCCAGGGAGCTTTCTTGTGGGCATGCGGAGGGATTCGAACCCGCAAGGGTGCGGGCTGAGGAAACGCGAAGCGTTTTCCAGCGCAGCACGCAAGGAGCGAAGCGACGCAGCGGGGCGCGGCCGCCGGCCAGGCGGACGCGGAAACCCTCCGTCCCAGCCAAAGAAACCAGCCTCTCAAGCGCATAGCCGATCGGGAGGCTTTTCTTGTGGGCAAGCGGAGGGATTCGAACCCGGCACTTAGGGACGTTCCTAAACTGCCGGCACTAAAGGAACGTCCCTAAGTGCCGGCCATCAGCATCGTACCGTGTGTCTCCGTCGGGCCGGGCATCACATTACAGACCAAGCGACCATTTCCATGCGGGAATGACCTCGATGACGCCATGCTCCGTTTCAATCTGGGTCGCCTCGCGCAGCGTGATAATATTGGCATCCTTGATACCGGTTTTTGCCATAGCAACCTCAAGGGAACCGACTTCACGCCTGCGCGTCTTCTCTGCCGTCATATCGACTGTCACCTGGTAGAGCGCGTATGGCTCCGATGCCAAAGTGTCGCCGACCAAGAAATCGACTTTTTCTCGCGCTTGCGTTGGAGCCGTAAACGAAGTCACCGTTTCCAACCGGCCGTTTGCCGTGCGGCGCATGAGATCGGAAGAGCACACGTCTGAACTCCAGTCACTTAGGCATCTCGTATGCCGT